AACAGAAATTTTGGATAAAGAAATTAAACGCTACAATGAAGAATACGTGACTAAAAACCGCGCATTCGGTGAGTTAGGACATCCTGATTCTCCAACAATTAATCTAGATCGTGTATCACATATGATTAAAGAGCTTAAACGAGATGGTGATAACTTTATCGGAAAAGCTAAAATCATGGATACACCCTATGGAAAAATTGTTAAGAGTCTTATCGATGAAGGTGCAACACTTGGTGTTTCATCTAGAGGTATGGGATCATTAGCTCAAAAAGGTGGTGTTTCAATGGTTCAAGACGATTTTACTTTAGCAACAGCTGCTGATATAGTTGCTGATCCATCTGCGCCTAATGCGTTTGTTGAAGGTGTGATGGAGTCTAAAGAATGGGTTATGGTCGATGGAAAATTTGTGGAAAGAGATTTGCTAGAGGCCCAGCGTATTATTCGTAAAACTTCTAGTAAGAATCTTAATGAGGCGAAACTCAAACTATTTGCAGATTTCCTCAACAAAATTAAGTAAATTATAAATAATATTAATATCTTAATAAGATAATTAAATTTTAGGAGATACATATGTCTATCGAACAAAAGATTGCTGAAATATTAGCAGAGTCTAAATTAGACGAAGCTGAAGCAGCTGAAGACATCCTAGAGGATCAAGCAGAAGACGTTGTTGCTGAAGAAACCGAAGAAGTGAATGAGGAAGAACTCAAACCTTCTAAAAAGGAAGATGAAGCAAACAACAAGAAAAATGCTGTAGATAAAAACCCTCAAGGTGATAAAGCTAAAGCAGTTAAAGAAGAAAAAGATTGTGATGATGAAGACGATGACGACGAAGATGATGAAGACGAAGTCAAAGTTAAAAAAGAATCATATAAGAAAATGAAGAAAGAAGAAGTTGAAGCTGAAGACGAAATGATTGTTGACGTTAAAGAAGACGTTGATGCATTAGTTAACGGTGAAGATCTTTCTGAAGAATTTAAAGCTAAAGCAACAACAATTTTTGAAGCAGCGATTGTTTCAAGAGTTAAGCAAGAAGTTGCTAAGCTTGAAGAAGAATTTGAAGCTAAGCTTGAAGAAGCTGTAGTCGAAAGTAAAGAGGGATTAGTTGAAAAAGTTGATGGATACCTCAACTACGTAGTTGAGCAGTGGATTACACAGAATGAAATAGCCCTTGAACATGGTATGAAGTCTGAAATTCTTGAAGGCTTTGTTGGAGGTCTTAAAGGCCTATTCGAAGAGCATTATATCGATATTCCTGAGGAAAAATTTGATGTATTAGGTGCTTTAGAAGCAGAAACAGAAGAGCTTAAAGCTAAACTTGACGAACAAGTTGCTGCTAACGTTGAACTTAACAAAGTTATCAATGAAAGCAAACGTGACGAAATCGTTAAAACAGCTGCAGCTAATATGACTGAAACTGAAAAAGAAAAATTCTTTGGTTTAGCTGAAGAGTTAGCTTTTGAAGATTCAGAAACTTTCGAGAAGAAAGTACAGACTATCCGTGAAAATTATTTCAACGGTAAAACATCAACAACAGTTGAAAGCATTGTAACAGATTCTCCAGTTGAAGAATTAACAGAAGGTGTTAAGATTGATCCTCAAATGGCTCGTTACTTAAATGCTATCAAACAAAATCAAAAATATTAATAAGGAAAATTAAAATGGCTAATCGTCAAGATTTAATAAAAAAATGGCAGCCAATCCTTGAAGCGGAAGGTCTAAATCCAATTAAAGACCAACACCGTAAAGAGGTTACTGCTATTCTTCTTGAAAACCAAGAAGTAGAAATGCGTAAACAAGCTGGTATCCTAAACGAATCTCCTACCAATGATGGTGGTACAGGTCTTGCTTTAGGTCATGCAGGCGCTACAACTAATGATGTTGCTGGTTTAGACCCAGTACTTATCTCTTTAGTACGTCGTGCTATGCCACAAATGATTGCATATGATATCGCTGGTGTTCAACCAATGACACAACCTACAGGTCTTATCTTTGCAATGAAATCGCGTTATTCAGCACAAAATGGTACTGAAGCTTTATTTAATGAAGCTCAAACAGATCACTCTGGTGCAGCATCTCCTGCACACGATGGTTCGAACCCAGTTCAAGGTACATACACAACAGGTACTGGTATGGCAACAGCTGATGCTGAAGCTTTAGGCGAATCTGGTGGTACTGACTTCGGTGAAATGGCTTTCTCAATTGAAAGAACAGCTGTAACAGCTAAGACTCGTGCTCTTAAAGCTGAATACTCAATCGAATTAGCACAAGATCTTAAATCAGTTCATGGTCTTGATGCTGAAGGTGAGTTATCAAACATCCTTTCACAAGAAATCCTTGCTGAAATCAACCGTGAAGTTGTTAGAACAGTTTATAGAACTGCTAAACCCGGTGCTGCAGTTGGTGTTGCAACACCTGGTACATTCGACTTAGACGTTGACTCTAACGGTCGTTGGTCAGTTGAAAAATTCAAAGGCTTATTGTTCCAAATCGAACGTGAAGCTAATGCGATTGCTCAACAAACCAGACGTGGTCGTGGTAACTTCATCCTTTGCTCATCAGATGTTGCATCTGCTTTAGCAATGGCTGGCGTACTTGACTATGCTCCTGCATTATCAACATCATTAAACGTTGATGAAGCTTCTACTACATTTGCTGGTGTTTTAAATGGTAAATATAAAGTTTATGTTGACCCATATTCAGCAAACCAAGGTGCTTCACAATTCTTTACTGTTGGCTACAAAGGTACTTCAGCATTTGATGCTGGTTTATTCTACTGCCCATACGTACCACTACAATTAGTACGTGCAGTTGATCCAGGTACTTTCCAACCAAAAATCGGCTTTAAGACACGTTATGGTTTAGTTGCTAATCCATTTGTTGACTTAGATGACGGATCTGGTTCTACTGGTGATTTAACAACAGATAAAAACTACTACTACAGAAAAGTTAAAGTTGCAAACATTATGTAATTTTAACATCCTCTTAGGATAGTTATTCAGATAGGGACTCTTCGGAGTCCCTTTCTTTTTATATAAATAATAATAATAGATTATATAATTAAGGATTAAAAAATGGCAAGATGTCCAGTTCCAGAGAATATTAACCCGCTAAGTCCTGTTGGATTTAGATTAGATATTCAAAAATTACCAAATGTAAGTTATTTTTGTCAAGAAGCAACGTTACCAGATGTAACTATTAACTCTGTGCCTGTTGCTACGCCATTATCAATAATGCAAATTCCTGATACAATACTACAATATGGTGATTTAATTGTTAATTTTCTTATTGACGAGAACATGGAAAACTATAAAGCACTTTATGATTGGTTAAAAGGATTAGGTTTCCCTACTAATCATAATGAATATACTAATTTTATTGCAGAAGATGAGCAATCAAATAAAATGGAACTTACTAAAAACTATTCAGACGCTTCATTATCTATTCTATCAAGCAATAATCAAGTTGTAAAAACGTTAAGATTTATTGATATGTTTCCAATATCACTAGCTTCATTACAATTTGGTTCAAACTTATCTGATGTTAATTACCTACAAGGTAATGCTATATTTAGGTATACATACTACGAATTTGCTGAATAAAGTAGTGTACTTTAATTAGTACCTGTGATATAATATAATTTTAATTAGTGTGAGAATATTATGAATTTACAAGAAATACAAGAAGAGTGGGAAAAAGATTGTCAAATCGATGATAATCATTTAGGTGAAGCTTCAACTTATACACCTAACCTGCATGCCAAATATCTTAAGTTAATGATTAACGTTAGATTAAAATTAACTAAGATTCAAGCCGATTACAATATCCTGCGTAAGAACAAATTTAAATATTATCGTGGTGAATTATCTAGAGAAGAATTATCAACTTTAGGTTGGGAACCATGGCAATATAATAAACCATTAAAGAATGAAATGGATGAATTCTTACAAGGCGATCAAGATCTTATCGCAGTAAATCAAAGAATAGAATATCTTAATATTATGTTATATACATTAGAATCTATTCTCAATCAAATTAAAGCAAGGGATTGGCAACTTAAAAACGCTATAAGTTGGAAACAATTCTTATCTGGAATGTAATGCTACTTAAAATAGAAAAAATATCTGAAGTTCATTTAAGAATATTTTCTGATCCTAACTGCGAACAAGAATTAGAAAGATTTTTTACTTACGAAGTGCCCGGTGCTCGCTTTACTCCAAAGTTTAAAGCAAGATTATGGGATGGTAAAGTAAGATTATATTCTTTAATACGTAAAACTTTATATGTTGGTCTATACAAATATGTTTTAGAGTTTGCAAGAAGAGCAAACTATCAAGTTGAGTATATACCTAACGACGATTTTCCACAGCCAATAGAATCTAACTCTCACACTATAGATAATATTGATGAATGGATTAAGTCGTTAGGAATGTACGCTAGAGGCGAGCCTGTAGATGCAAGAGATTATCAAGTAGAAGCAGTAACAACTGCACTTAATTTAAATCGAACAATATTACTATCACCAACTGCTTCAGGCAAATCCTTTATGATCTATTGTCTATTAAGATGGCATTTAGAAGAAGATCGTAAAGTTATGATTGTTGTGCCGACAACTTCACTTGTAGAACAAATGCATTCTGATTTTAAAGACTATTCAAGTAATAATGGATTTGACGTTTCAGCAAACTGTCAAAGACTATACAGTGGGTTCTCAAGAAACT